TCAACAAGCCCAGGCGAAGCAGCAATCAACCCTCAAGGGTTATGGCGTAGAGGTGAATCATCATGGCATTTCGGTGCTGGTCAAAAATATGCGGACACAGCCGACGCACAAGATTACCGATACAACTCAAGCAAAGGTGTGAACCCTTGGACTAAAGGACAGTTAACTTTGTTGAATGCTACGAAACAATCCCGTTCGTCGGCGAACACAAACCTACAGGTGGTTGTAGCAAACGGTGAACTATATATGTTAGATGGTTCCGCTGTCCGTTATTCTTCTGACCCTTTTGCAGCATCCCCAACATGGACATCGGTAACAGGTTTACCTGCACTCACCGCCAGAGATATCGCATCAGATGGCACAAACGTATATTTAACTTACGCTGGCACATCAAACAGTTTCGGGCTTTGGAAAGTAAACGCAAGCCACACCGCATCAAATGTCGCTTACGGGCATCAACTATATTATGTCGACTTCGTTAAAGGACATCTAATAGTCAGCGGAGACAGCGCATCTGCTTCCGCAACAGACCTGTATTACGACCCGACAGGAAACATTGGAGGCGACGACTACGCCCACCCGATATCAACATGGAACTGGGTTAGTTTTGCTTCAGGACAAAACGCCATCTACGCGGCAGGGTACTCAGGTGACCGTGGCGCAATCTACAAAATTACTATCACATCCGCAGGCGTACTCGACCAACCAGTCGTAGCACTCGACCTACCGACAGGCGAAATCCCTAAAGTTGTATACGGATACCTCGGCGGAATATTCATCGGCACAAACAAAGGCGTCCGATACTCGACACCAGACAGCGCAGGTAACCTCACAGCAGGCGCACTAATCCCAACCACAGGCGACGTTTTATCGTTCACAGCCGAAGACAAATTCGTGTGGTACAACTGGTCACAATACGACAGCACATCCACAGGGTTAGGCAGATTAGACCTGTCATCGTTGATAGCGACAAACACCCCAGCACACGCATCAGACCTCATGCACACCTCAACAGCAAACGTCCTATCGTGTGCTACTTACGATAACAAACGGGTGTTCGCAGTATCAGGCGCAGGTATCTACGTCGAAGACACAGCGAACTATGTGACACAAGGAGAAATCGTCACAGGCATCTACCGTTGGGGTATCCCAGACCGCAAATTCGTAGCCAAATTCGACATCCGAACCACCCCACTATCAGGCACAATCACCCCATACATCTCATCAGACGACGGCGCATACACCTCGATGACACCCCACGACACACAACTCGCCACAGAAGCAGTAGCAACAGGTCCGCAAGGCAAATTCATTGAAGCAAAATTCAAACTAGAACTAAACCGAGGGTCAGCAACCACAGCCCCAACCCTCACCCGATGGATGGCTAGAGCCTACGCTTCCCCAGCCCGAAGCCAAGTATTCCGAGTGCCTATCCTCATGCACCACAAACTACGGGTACATGACACCGAGTATTATTTTGATGTAGAATCAGAACTACAAGCGCTACGGGATTTGGTAACGAACCCTATAGTGGTAAACTACCAAGAGAACATGGAAACATATTCTGTTGTAGTAGAAGATTTAGAATTTCAGGTTGTAGACGGATACCAGCAAGACTGGGATTTGGAAGGAACCTGTACTGTTACAATGCGTTCGGTTCAAGATTAGGAGTATAGATGTCAGCAGTCACTAGACGGTCTTACGCAGGTGCGGCTCCCGCTTGTACGCTCACGAACTCTATTACCGCTGGCGACACCACCGCACTTTTGACGGGTACTGTAACAGCGTGGAATGACACCGCTAACGGTCCGTTCTTCATGGTGATTGACCCAGGTTTGGTTACTGAAGAAAAAGTTTTGGTTGGTTCCCGCACAGGTTCATCGTTGGCTTCGATGACTCGTGGTGTGGATGGCACTACTGCCGCTTCGCATTCTGCTGGCGCTACCTGTTACCCAGTTTTTACTGCTACTGACGCTAACGAAGCGAACGAGTTCACGTCGACGATGACTACTCGTGGCGATTTGTTGACAATTAATTCGTCTGTGAACCCTGCCCGTATTGCTATCGGTGCTAATGGTTATGTGCTAACTTCTAATGGTACTGATGCTGCTTGGGCTGTTTTGCCTGCGAGTGGTGTTACGGGTGATAGTGACCAGTTGGTTTTAGGTTCGCAAGTTTTTAGTTAATATAGGAGATATATGGCAACTTTTACAAAATTATGTTTACAGCCAGCGGGTACTACTGGTACGGGTTTGGCTGTCAAGGTTGCTGCTACGGCAACTGCTGGTACGGCGATTCATACAGCGTCGACTACTACGACAACGATTGATGAGGTTTGGTTGTATGCGGTGAACTCGTCGGCTTCTTCGGTTAAGTTGACGATTGAGTGGGGTCAGGCTGATGCACCTGATGGCAATATCGAGTTGACTGTTTTGCCTGAGGCTGGTTTGGTGACTGTGATTCCAGGGTTTTTGTTGCAGGGTAATGCTACGGCGAAGGTTGTTCGTGCGTTTGCTGGTACTGCGAATGTGATTTGTATTCACGGTTTCGTTAATAGAATCACGGTCTAATCGTGGGTGTTCCTAACGGCTATACGAGTGCGCAGGTTGTTCAGGCTGTTCCTACAGGTATTCAATCTGCACTAGTTTTGGTTGCAAGCGGTAGTTTTACTACGGTGAGCGAAGCCTCAGTTACAGCCTGTTTTACATCAACTTACGCAAATTATCGGATAATGATTAACGGTTCACTTTTTGACGGTGACACTTATTTGTTGTTTGGTAGTGGTGGCACAGTTTCAACGGCGACAAACACTTTTTCTGCAATTCAAGGCTATAACGGTGGAACTTTTAGCACCACAGATAATTCGTCAGCCGTAAAAGGTTGGGCTGCAAGAGCATTTTTAGAAGGCACAATAACTCTTGATGTGTTTAGTCCACAGTTGAGCGCAATCACACGATACACAACACAATACGCAGGCAAAAATTCTACATCTCGGAACATGGGCATAGGTGGCGGAACAGTAAATGACACAACCGCTTACACGGATTTCAGCATTAGAAGCGACAATCACCCGTCAGGGTCAATAAGTTTTGCATACAAAGTTTACGGTTATCTAAATAGTTAGGGCTTTATGGCACACATTTACGAAATTCACAATGCACAAACTGGCGAAGTTATTAGAAAAGAATTTACAAGTAATGAAATCAAAATAGCCACGCAAGTTGCAGAAGCACAAGCAAAACTAGACGCTGAAGCACTTGTCGTTAGACAGGTTGCCCGTGAAGCGTTGCTAACAAAACTTGGTATTACTGAGCAAGAAGCACAACTGCTACTGGGGTCATAGTGGCTCGCACTAGGTCGCAGGGCTATGTGTCGGCGTACGAAGTCGAAGCCGCATATTATCCGAATCCTTTGACGGTCAATTATCTTGTTGTGGGTGGTGGTGGTGCTGGTGGTGGCAGACCTGCCGCTGGTGGTTACGGTGCTGGCGGTGGTGGTGGTGGCGGTATGAAAACAGTTTCTACCACACTTGTGCTATCAACAAATTACACAGTCACGGTTGGCGGTGGTGCTGCTTCAAGTACAAGTGCAGGCGTTGGCGCTAGTGGGTCAAATAGCACATTTGATATAACTACGGTTTCGGGTGGTGGTGGTGGCGGTGGCACTTATTTATCAACCGCAGCGGGTTCAAACGGCGGTTCGGGTGGTGGTGGTGGCGCAACTGCGACAGCTTCATCAACGGGCGGTACTGGTACATCAGGTGAAGGTAGTGCAGGCGGCAATGGTTCTATTAACCCAAGTTTTCCATCGGGTGCTGGTGGTGGCGGTAAAGGCGCTGCAGGCGAAAACGCAAATGTTGATGGTAACCATTACGGCGGTGACGGTGGTGACGGTGCAACATTTGAGGGCGTTACATATGCAGGCGGCGGCGGTGGTGGTGGTGTTTCAGTTGGTGGTACTGGTGGCGCAGGTGGCGGCGGTGACGGCGGCACAGATGCTTCAAAAAACGGCACTAACGGTGGCACAAATCTTGGTGGCGGTGGCGGTGGCACATTTGGAGAGAATACCGCAGGGCAATCAGGTAACGGCGGTAGTGGAGTAGTCATTTTGCGATATCCTGATGCTTTCACAATCAGCATCGGTAGCGGTTTGACAGGCACAACGGTTTCAAGTAACGGTAACAAGGTAACGACTTTTACCGCTGGTACAGGGAATGTGAGTTGGTTATAGATGTCTAGGAATAGTCGTGTTCGTGACCGTGGGTATGTTTCGAGTCATGTGTCTATCCCTGCAGCAACATACAGCGAAGTTCTTGTTGATTTTTTGGTGTTGGCTGGTGGTGGCGGTGGCGGTGTTTGCAGTAGCGGTAATCGTGGTGGTGCTGGTGCTGGTGGCGCTGGCGGTTATCGAAGCACAGGTACAGAGGGAAGCGGTGGTGGTGGTGCAGCGTTAAGCGCACAAACTTTAGTGTCAGGTGTTTTGTATTCGGTGACTGTCGGCGGTGGCGGTGCAGGTGCGACAAGTGCGGTCGCTGGCACTAATGGTTCTAATAGTGAATTTGCTGGCACAACAACAATCACTAGCACGGGTGGTGGCGGTGGTGGTCCGAGTGCGCCTGTTACTGGCACGGGTGTTTACGGTGTAGCAGGCGGTTCGGGTGGCGGTTCAGGCGGTAATGACGGCAGTACGGCAGGTGTCGGTGGTGCAGGCACAGCCAATCAGGGTTTTGCTGGCGGCGCTGGTCCACTTGCGACAGGCGATTTTACTGGTGCTGGCGGTGGCGGCGCTGGTGCAGTTGGCGAAAATGCTGGTGTTGACGGTACAGATTTTGGTGGCGACGGCGGCGCAGGTTTAACTTGCTCACTCGATAGCGTCGCGCGTGCTGGTGGTGGTGGTGGCGGTAGCGCTGGTGGTGCTAGTGGTACTGGTGGTCAAGGCATAAACGGTGGTGGCGACGGCGGTTTCAATGTGACCGCTCCAACAAACGGCACAACAAATCTTGGTGGCGGTGGCGGTGGCGGTGTACGCACAAACCCATTTACAAGCAACGGTGGTAACGGCGGTAGCGGTGTTGTCGTTTTGCGTTACCCAACAGCATCAGGCACAATTACTATCGGCGCAGGTTTAACAGGTTCAACAACTACGAGTGGCGCAAATACAATCGCAACAATTACCGCTGGCACAGGCAATGTGTCGTGGGCATAGAATAGGAGAATACTTATGGCACATTACGCATTTCTAGACACAAACAACCGAGTCACCGAAGTGATAGTCGGCGTAGAAGAAACCGAACTCATAGACGGCAAAACACCTGAAGAGTTCTACAGCACATTCCGTAACCAAACCTGTGTACGCACAAGTTACAACGGCAACATCCGCAAACAATACGCAGGAATCGGCTACACCTACGACCCAGTAAACGATGTGTTCATCTGCCCACAACCATACGGCTCATGGACTTTAGACGACAACTTCGATTGGCAGCCACCAACCCCAATGCCAGTCGTTGAAGGCAAAAAGTACGCATGGTTTGAACCGAACCGAGTGTGGATAGAACTCGTCTAACACGCTGGCTCATACCGCTACCAGCAATCCTGTTCGCGTTAATACCACAGAACGCCAACGCTGAACCAATCCCAGGAATCGAAACCGTCTACTACACGATTGACGAAATACCGCCAGTCCAGTCGGACACCGAATATCTAGTTTGCGGAACAGAGGTTGAGAACAACATCAACCGCAACTACGACTACGAACTGTTTGAAGACTGCACAGGCGACCTGTTCATGGTCCACATGACAGGCTTTATCGACATACCTGAACACGACACGATTGAGTTCATGCTTGCCACAGATGACGGCGGCGAGATGGAGATTGATGGCAACACATTCGGCAACTGGAACGACCAAGGTTGCTCATGGATGATGTCAGGCGAACTCACACTAGAACCTGGAAGCAACGCTTTCAATGTGTGGATGTATGAGCATGGCGGGAACTCGTGCATCATGCTCGCATGGAACATAGACAACGAAGGCTGGGCGATAGTGCCAGACGAAGTGTTCACTCAAGAAGCCACCCCGACAACAACTACTTCTTCTTCAACGACCAGTACAAGTACAACGACAACCACAACAACATCGTCGTCAACAACAACGACATCATCTACAGTACCCCCACCCACAGAAAGTTCCACAACCACAGAACCAGTTCAGATATCAACAACCACATCCACAACATCAACAACCACGACAACGACAACGACAGTTCCAACCACGACCACAACAACTGAACCCCCTTATACGCCGACTCAAACATCAACGACTATTCCCACCATTTGGACTCAACCCGTAACCACCGTAAACGAAACCGAAACCATAGTTGTCGTAACTGAGACAACCGAACCCGAAACATTTACAACCGAACCTGAAACCATAACCGTACCCGAAACCACCGTACCTGAAACATTCGTGACACTACCCGAAACCATAACCGTACCCGACACCACCGAACCAGAAACAACTACAACCTATCCTGACGGTCTTCCTGAAGATACTGTTGAGACAACGATTCCTGAGACATTCGTTCCCGACGACGAAGTTG